CTATTTAATAATTTAAATGCCGTAGAACTTAGATTAACTCCTGGATCATTTCCAGTAGCAGCTAACAAATCAGTCCCTACATTACTATCATCAATAACATCCGTAGCATAAACATAAGCAGAACTTTTATTGAGAACTGTTAAATAATAATTATTAGTACCTTCATTATTCTTAGCATTCAATGCTTTAGATACACCAACAAATTTTTCAAGAATTGTTCCAGCAGTGCCCGTGATAATACCTCCGGCATCCACAATAACAACATGCATTTCATCTTTACCAGCAGAATTTAATAGTGCTTGATTTGTTGTGGTATCTGGTCTATAATTAAAATCAGCTTTATATTTCCAATCAGCTACAGCAGAAACACCAGAAGCAGTATGTGCTACTCCAGTTGGCATAGCAGTTGCTAAAGTTAAATGAGTATCATCTGTAATTTCAGTTACTTCTACCGAGAAATCTGTTGAATTTACTGTATACTTTAGTGTATCGCCAATGGTAACTTCTTTCAGGAATGCAGTACCAGTTCCAACTATAGCAGCGGAATTTGCAGTAGTTGCAATCGTACCAGTTAAGGTTTTGGTCCATGTATTATAATCGGCCATAGAAATTGCTATACTATTGCCAATTGAACCTGGATATCTTGCTGCAAATGTACCAGCAGCGGCTAGATCTACTGCGGAAGTTTGAGTAAACAGTTCATCATTTTCAATTAGAAATGAAGTATCACCCAATGCATTTGCAGTATTCATTGCAGTGGTTTTTACCCTAGTAACCAATAGGTTATTTGAATATGCTAAATATGAACTTGCTGATAAAAACCAAGGTGCAGTATCCGAATCTGGTTTACCAAATATGCTAACCAGTTCTTCTTCATGTGAAATTTGATAAGGGAAGTTCACTGGTCCCCAATTAAATACACCTACAATAGCACCAGCAGAATTAGCAACACCTCTAACTATGCCAGAAAAATCTCTTTCAATTACATTTACGGAAGGGGATACGTAGAAACCCATGAAAATTACTCCTTAGAATTTGTGAATCTTATTTATTATATTTATCAAAGTTATATCTTCAAATTTGGGAATCTTTGGCTCTCTCACTTTCTTCTTCTAAACTCTTATTTAATAATGAAATATATATTTCTAATTCAAATGGTATTAAATTATTGATTTCTGTTAGAGTGTAATTATATTTTCTTATTAATTCGGAAGAGGTTATGTAGTAATTACTTAGAGATTCATGCGAGAGAGCTAAATAAAAAGTTCTATAAGACTCTCAAATTTAATTTCATTGTCTTTTTTACAATTAACACAATTAAATTTAGCTGGTAGATATAGCGTAGGAAGGGATTCTATAAAGTTCTTTAGCTTTTCTAATTGTTCACTAGATAGCATATCCAAAAATTCCATAATTTCATCTGGAGTTCTGGAATCTACATTGTATACAGAATCACCATATATGAATGATTTGATGCATTCCTTAATTATTTTTATAGAATTTGTTTCTGCATTTAAAATAATATTTGCAGTTGGATATTGCATTGTGATATATAATGAATCATTGATCTTTATAGGATTTTCAATTACTTTATCTGATTCTTGTATTTTAACTTCATCTATACTTAATGAAATGTCATTTTGTGCTTTACAATGTTGACAATTTGCTGTAACATTTATATTAGTACCAGCAGATTTTGCTCTTATATTTAAGAACAAATATTCAAAATCTGTTATGTTTAATGTGTTTATTTCTAATTCATTAAATGTACATACTTCAATTACATTCAGAATAGTATTGACAATTAATTTTTCGTCCTTTTCTTCTTGTGCTTGAAGTAAGATCCTTTGTTCTTTAACTAGAAATGGTCTATAGTTAACTTCCTTTTTTGAAATTGGTAAAGTTAATTTATATTTAGGTACTTCTAAGAAGTCTGTTAATTTAGTCAAGATTAAACACCTAATCCTTTAAGAACTACTCCACCCGCTTTAATGATACTTCCCTTATTTCCCACTAATGTATTGGTCGACATATCAAACGCCGATCCATTAGATCCACCAACAATTGGATTTATATAGTTAAAACTAGCAGTTGTTTTAACTGGAATCAAATCATTGGCTACTCCCGATGAATTTGCTATTCCAATTATAGAAGTCCTTGAATATTTACCCATGAAAATTAAAGTTGATGCAGTCGTTGTATAATCATACATTGCAATGTATGATCTATCGCCCCCTGGAATAATTCTAAGATATAATCCTCCATTTGTGGTAGCAGCAGCAGATCCAATCAAAGTTCCATTTGGATTTATTAATAATCCAGTATTAGAATCAATTACCCATAAATTATTTCTATTCGTACTGGTTGCAGCAGATATTCCAACTATCAAGCCGTTTTCATAAAATGCATCTATTACCTGATTGTATTGACTTGTTCCAGAAATTAATGTAATATTATTACTAGAATAATTAGTTCCGGTTAATGGTAATTTTGTACTAATGAAATCCAATTCAACCGAACTACTCCACAGTAACCAGAATATTGATCCATCATTAACTATTTTTGTTCTATTAGAACCAGAACTTGAAGTTGCGGTAGAAAATTCTGCCCCTTGAATAGTCCCTGCATTATTCAATACCCATGCCTTTACATCAGTTGCATTGTTTCTAGCTACGGCAAAATAACCACTCAGTGAAGAAATTTCTGGAATGGTAGCAGCAGACACAGCATCTAATAATGTGAATGCTTTTGTAGTTGCTCCAGAAGTATTGAATATACCATAATACAATCCGATAGTAGATACTGTATTTGTAGATGAAACTGCAATGATTAACTTTCCATCGGATAGTTCTATCATCCTATGATATTGAGTAGCAGAGGTTCCTGTTCTAGTCCAAATGTCAGTTGGCGCAAGGGTAGCCGTTCCGGTATTATCATAAACAGCTAGTCTTGATTTTAGTGCATTGGTATTATCTTGATATACAACAGCAAATCCTCCGGCTGATATTCCAGTTGCTCCAAAGAATACTGTTCCAATAGCAGCTACGGTAGTGATTGCCTTTACTTCGACAAGATTTGCATCAAATACGGCATATACTAAATTACCTGATATTGAATATACTACGGCGACATTATTATTTGGTAGTACAAAAATATGATGATTGGTAGATGCAGAAGCAGTTGTATCAAAATCCTTTGATGCAATCACAGATCCATTTGAGTTAAATTTTGATATGTTACATCCACTTGTTCCGGTATCCGATGACAACGAATAAAAGAATCCATTCGCCGAATTTCTAGCGATGGCATTTCTTGAGTGTGATGTTGCTCGACCAGATACACCATTAGCAACAACTTGTGCCGAAATCTGACCAGTTGCAGCAGAGGATTGTGTAGTTCCATAATCGACATTGCCGATTACAGCAGTATCAACATTAGATACTTTAAGTGCTTTACCAGTAAACTCATCTAATTGTAGTAGATCATTTTTAGCAATAGTCTCTCCAATTTTTATTTTCCCGAGAGTACCTTCCTGTTCAAAATCATATTTCGTTTGATTTATTGCCATATATTAATCCTCGTATCCATGACCATTAACTGAAATTCCAGATTTCTCTGCCCAATATATAATTTTTCTTCCGGCTTGTGCTGTGTGCCCTGATCGTTCAATTGAGTTATTTGGTGGAACTTCAATATCATACATATAAAATTCAGAATCGGCAGGTGTAGAAGTTCCAGAAGAACTTACTGCAAATCTAACTCTAATGTATCCTGATGTCCTATTACAAAATACAATACTAAATGACCATTCCTTGCCAGCAGGAACAGTGCTAACCGTATATGTGCTTGCTGTTAGATCATTTGTAAATAAATGTTTTGCTGCCATTTAAAGTCCCTTAAGAAGAAAGATAATACATTTTTCCAGATTGCGAAATTGGATCTGTTATTTCAGTTAATTTCCATCCAATGGTATTATCTATAAAATCTAGTATCAGTGTACTGTTATTTATATTGCCAGAATAATTCTCAGTTAAACTATTAATTGGTTTACCATTTCTGGATATAACTAATGGATTAGTTGAAAATGAACTAAACGCATCAATGAATATTATTCTATCGGTAAATTCTGGGGATGCTGGTAATGTAGCAGTTTTAGATCCACCAGAAGTATCTACAAAATATACAACCTGAGAGCTTACTGTTATGTTAGAATTTAATAGTAATTTTTGAGTTAATGATTTTCTATATAACCCATTTATATCATTAGGATTAATACTTCCTGGAATGAATGTACCAGCAGTAGGTACTAATAATGTTTGCCCAAGATATAATATGAAAACTGAATGGCCAGTTATTGGTGCTACTGTGAATTCAATTTGTGTACCAGAAGTTATTATGGTAAAATCTGTATCGGGTACTTTAGTTGCACCATTGTCAATTACCAGAATACTTGCAGAAGATGCAACAATAAAATCTAAATTAAAGATCGTCGTAGAAGAATTTGGGGTAATTGATTGCTTGAAAAAGTTACCATATGTTGGTACAGTTCCAATATATCTTGGTGTATAATCCATTACTGGACATCCTCAAGTAAAGACATTACAATGTCGGCAGTATGCCCTGTATCTGCTTTAACTATTATTCTAGTATTAACTGAAGATTCTTCTAATGCTATCTTTTGACCAGCTATAATTGATACTGTAGATCCAGAAGGAAGGGGAGAATCTTTAACTAGATAATAATCTGGAGTATCACCAACCCCCTGTGCAATGGCAATTGAAAAGAACATTGCAGTACCGGAAGTATTTGCAATATCACATTCTAGGATAATAGACTTCTTTGTAGTTGGTACTGTATAAACTACTGACCATGCATCCGTCATATGTCCCAATGCAGATTTAAAATTATTTGCCATCGTCTATCACCTTAGATTTCTTTTTTGGTTTAATTAATGTTTGTATAAGTTCTTCAAGATTAGAAATTCTTTCTTCTAATGTTTCAATTTTTTTATTCTTCTCTTGAATTACTTTTCTTCTCGATCTATGTATTTGAAGTGATGATCTATCTGATTCCATCACTGCATTTGATCGACTATCTCTTATATATTTATTGTCCATATAATTTTAATTATCTAATGCAATACCACGTAAATTTTTAATGATAGGTGTATAAGCTGGATCTGAACTTAATAATACTATTTTAATTGTATATATGTTAAATCTTGGATTGATTGGATCATCTACAGGTATTCCAAATCCAGTTATCGATCCAGCAGGTACAAATGTATATTCTTTAAAATCAGTATCGGAAATTGATGGTGTATTTGTTGATGATTGGATCATCTCAACCCATACATTATCATCAAATGGTTTATCAGAATCTAATGCTGAAACCTTATAATATACTTTGATATTAGTAACTGATGGTCGATTTGCATCAAAAATTACTGTTAAATTGGATGCATCAAATCCATCTGCCAACGGCATTTTCTTTGTGAAATATACCGAATCCGCATGTCCACCACTTGCAGTAGTTTCAAAGTCAGAATTATTATTAATTATATTTTTAGTTGCCTTTCCATATGCCGATGCAATATCTAAAATTGGAGATAATTTATCATCTGATGAACTTAACGTTCCGGTTACCCTTAATGACACTCTATTAGAATTATAGGTTTCATCCTTGATTATTTTTGTAGATTTAAAATCAATAACATCCCCAGTTAACTGATTATCAAATTCTGTTAATTGATCTGTAACTGAATCGAGAACTCTATATTTCCAATTTGTTTCTGTCCCAGGTGGAGTTTCTAATCCAAGATTAAAACTTAATAGACTATAATCAATTACTTGATAGCATAAAATTGTTGTAGTAGCAGAAGTTCCAGTTGCCAATTCACTTAATTTTAATTTTCTATTGGCAATGTCAATCTCCACAATTTTAGTTCCTGAATTCAATTCAGGATGTTCTACTATGTAATTTAGATATAAATCTAACATGTCATGTCTATCTGGATTTGATAGAGTTACATTTGAAATATATTCTGAACCAGATAATAAATCCCCAGTAAATGAAACTATAGTTGGTTTAACATCAAATTGAACTGTACCAGTTGAAGTGAACACCGCCCGATTCAATCTAAAAGTTAAATCAGACTCTTGAATTGGTGTCCATGTAGATGCATTAGAAGATTTTAATAATACCCCTAACGATTGGGTATCCGCAATAATGATATCAGTACCAATCTGTTTCCTTCCAAGCGTAGATATGAATACTTCATACTCATCAGAATTTGAAATTAAAACTATTGCATATTCCCCAGGAACAAGATATACTGGATTTATAAATTTAACATTAGTAGCAGTCTTTCCATCTGCAGATAAATTTACATCGGAAGGTAATATTTTCCGTTGACCATTATAAACATATTCAAACGAAACTGGTAATCCATTAACAACATTTCTAATTTGAACTGTTAATGGTATTGGTTCTATTGGTTTGTTTTTAAAGAATAAATCTATACTAGATATAAAAACTCCTGATGGATTAATTTCATCGCTAACAATAAATGTTTGCGCCAATGGATCATTATAATGTATGTTAGTTGCAATAACCTTGTTGACTGTATTTGAAATATTGTTAGTAGTAACTTTATTTGTAGTTACAGTTTTAGTGGTCTTTACTGTGGTTACTGTGGTATTTGTAGTAACCCTTTGTTTATAATGAGTTAATCCTATAGCGGAATAAATTCCAGTTGATGTCGATCTATTTGATTCAACGAATGGATCATCAACATCAGATAATTTAATTATCTTATCTCCAGTAGCAAATCTACCTGATGGTATTGAAAATTTAAAATATAATCCACCCCACTTATCAGAAGTTAAACTTGCATTTGTAGTTCCACCTAGAACAATTTCTGAAATAGTTACATTTCCAGAACTAATTGTGTTAATGGTATTTCCTACTGATCCAGTTCCTGTTAATATTTCAATGTATAAAATTGATTCATTATAGAATTTAGTAGAATCTAATATTTTAGCAGTACCAACTATAACATTTGAATTATCCTTTATATTAACTGAATCGCCTTCTACAAATTCAACAATTCCAGTTACATATACTCTGGTTACCGTTGTGGTATATTCATTAATCTTTACGTTATCCATAAATGGATAATGAATTCTTTTTGGCATTATGCCAGTAGATTTGACATAAATGTCTTTAGATCGAATATATGGGGATGCTCCATCCCAAGTTTTATTTTCTACACTCGTATTAGTTTTTGTCGATCTACTTTTATTTGCTACAGTAGAAGTGGATATTGCTACTGAAGTAGATTTGTTAGTGGAAAGTATAGAAGTATTAATGGAGCTTTGCATATCCTTAATACCATGAACTTCTCCTGGACCAACCGTAGTAGTTGCTACACCAACAATAGATTCATTCAGTTTCCCACCAGTTAAATCTATATTCTTTATGCTAGTATTTGTTGCCATTATTTCCTACCTAAGAAGTTATTAACTAACTTATCGTTAACACCAGTGATCGTATGTCCATTGCTCCCAGAAATTACTTGAGTTGATGGATTATATACATATGCCGTTAATCCCTGTTTTAATCCTGTAGCCAAGAATTGTTTCTGAGCATCAGAAGGAACTGGTATACTAACGATCTTATTAGTAACTTTATTTACAGTTGATGATTTTAATGCAGTTACCACTGACGTAGTATGTTTAGTTACATTTACGGCATTAACAATATCAGGAAGAACTTTAACTTCTTCCCAAGAATCGCTTGGTGGATTCGTGCTAACTTCCCCATTGTAAGTAATTATATTATATGGATTGACACTCATCCACTCACTTGCAAATAATTGACTTGCAAATGGAACTTCAGTATAATCTAAAGTAATTCTATTGGAATCATTGACAGTATCCGTTATATCAGTAACTTCAAAGTCTAATTGTTCAGTATGGGCAAATGCTCTAAGTTCTTGTTTATCTGGATCAATTGAACATCTATAATTATATGTTCCAATATCACCAATATAGTGCCCAACGAATGGATCAACAAAGAATCCATTTTTAAATTTATCTAGGTTATTTGAATCTAATAATTTAGTTTCTCTGGCCTGTTGTTCTAATAAACTCAATGATGCATAATATTCTAGTCGTTTAACCCTAGCTTCAATGTCACCAATATCTTCCATTGTATATCTTCTATGGTCGTGAAAATATACTTTAATATCTGATAGATTGATTAGATATGGTGGAATAATAATAGTATATAATAATATAGATTCATCACCACCAACCCCAGGTGGAACTGGAGATAGATTTGGTACACCTTTACTGAGTAAGAATGTTTTTTCTGATAATGCAAATAATCGATCTACCCTTGGTAAATAATATTGGTAATCTGTATTAAATGTAAAATCCGCATCGGGAAATTTTACAGAATTATATGTGGTACTATTATCAGTTCTTCTTGGTCTAAAGTCTATACAATCCCGCAAATCATATTCAACCCCAGTTGAAGGGGAAATATATTTAGGTATATTTGCATATCCATCTGAATAAGAATCTACCGATAGGAATCCAGAACCAGTATGAGTATAATAATTAAAAATTGCAATAATGTAATCTGTCGATTCTGTAGTAGACTCATTTAATAATACTATAGATCCATGATCGTATATGTTATCCCTTTGACCATTATCTAATCTATATGCATTAGTTACATCGGTATGTGCTGGTACAGTACCCCAAGAAGTTATTTCCCCAGTAGTCGCATTTAAAGTTATTTGACCAGTTGGATTAGTTGTGCTAGTATGATAAACATATTTTAATTCTTTAATATCAGCAATCCCCAAAGAATCTGATGATCCCATCACAGAATTTGGAGTTGATATTATTTTATATGTCCAATTCTGAAGAGATTTTACCTTTTCAGTTTGAGTATTTGCATTTACTGTTGCTAATATAGTTAAAGTAAAATTGGTAGCTAAATTTGCATTGAATGTAGCTTGTTGGGCTACGCCGACAGTAGGCGTACTTAATGTTATTGATCTACTGGCCGCAGTATTAAATCTAACTATATCACCAACGGTAAATAGACTTGTGCCAACATTAGTTACAATACCAATATAATATGTATCTTTTATTGTATCTGTTAATGCCCCAGTTCCCCCAAAGAATCTCTCTAGTCCAGAAGTTGTTGATATCGTTGCAGTTCCAGCAGTAAAGCTAACATCTGCAAATATGGATTGATATGTGTAATCGGATTGAGGTGTATTTGCAGCATCTCTTATAGTTTTAACCCATGTATTATTTAATGGAAATAAAAGTGAATTAGAATCACTTCCTGCTAAAAATACATCACCATTAGATACTCCACCAATTTTACTGAGTAAAGATACATCAGCCCCATTGGTAGTTCCTGGATCTACAATAGATTCTAAATCTTGAAATATACTTTCGGAAGTTGCCCCAGAAACAATACTTCCCAAATTTACTTCAGAAGCAATTGCATACGTATCGGTAGTAGGCGCAGGGGATGCTAATACAGTATGTACCCCATTATAATCAGGATCACCCCTAACTACAATTTTCTCTCCTGCAACATATCCATGACCAGTTACATTAAATATGGTATGATCAACAGAAAACACAGCAGAGTTGATAGTCTTTTGAGTCATTGAAATATCAAATAATGATATTTTATAAGTCTCGGTTCCAGATCCTACTGTTCCAGAAACATATTTTAATGCTCTAACTTTAGCAGTTCCTATTTTATTGCTGGTAGCAGCAGAAGCCTTAGCAACTTTATGTAAGTCTACGGTATACAGTACATTTGGATTAAATAATTTATTCAATCCTTCAACATAGATGTAATTGGCATAATCAACAGTAACATCAAGGTTATCCGCAATTTCTACCGTTCTAGGTTTTGATGTCTCAATATAAGATGGAGATATAGTTTCAAATTCAAATCCTTTAACATAGGCTTTACCTGGATCTAATTTGCACATAAATTTACTAGGATCACCGGATAATACTACGGTAGCATTTGTATATCCACTTCCGGCAGTATCAATAGTAAAACTAATTATTTCTTTGTATGTCGCTGATAGGCTATCGTTATCCAATACAGCAGTAGCAGTAGCACCTGTTCCATCGCCAAGTATAGTTACTAATGGTGCTTCATCAAATTCAATTCCATCTGCATCGGGAATGATGCTAGATATAGCACCGGAATTAATAACGGCATTTGCCTTAGCACCTGTAAAGTGATCTATGATTGATAAATTGAAATTATTTACAACATAATTTCCAGATTCATCAAATGTCCTTCTTGCTAATTCTTTTTCAATTTCTGCATAGATTGTTCTGGTTACCTCAAATGTAATTACTCCAGATTCAACCCTTGCAATTTCAATGTAATTTGCATCAGTATTTCCTATTGTTTTTTTAGTCAATACTAAATCAATGAATAATCTATCTGCCCCAGGAGCAGCATAATTACTAGAACCATTAGCAGGATCTAATAAATCTAAATCAGTATCGGCTGTTACGAATGATTCTATTACATTGAATCCAATAGAATGTGATGAAGTATTTGATTCTGTATTTAATAATACACTCTGATCTTCTGTATAAACAAAGAATCCATTAATAAAAAATATTCCAGAAGTTATAGAATACCTCATTGCATTAGTAATTGCTTTAACCAATCCCACATCATTTTTGATTGTACATTTAAATGGGATTGTATCATTAGTCCATAAATCTTCTGTCAATGTAAATTCGGAACCAGAAGTTATTTGTACGATTAATTTATTTGAATTCTCTGTACCAGAATATGCAATAACTTCTTTGACTATACCAGAGGTTCCTGAAGTTTGACCAGTTACAGTTTTTCCAATGAAATTATCGACATCAATATCAACAGAATCAAATTGTAATTCAACTTTAATTGATACTAAATTTGATTCAAAGAATTGATTTGCATCTAATACTTTAGAACCATTTTTGAATATATGCGAACCAAATTGTTCAATCTGATTTTGTAGTCCAGATTGAATGCCCGTTAGTTCCCTAGCTTGAACTGCATACCCAGGTTTAAATAATATTTTATAATATTTCTGATTTTTATTAAAATCATCATAGTATGGTTTGATATTAGTATCAATTGTTTGAGTCATTCTTTTTCCAGATTAAAATTCTGTTATGATGATAATATTTTCATTCTGATTTGCGGCTCTCATGATTGGCCTTCTTTGTTCAACAAAAATTATTTGACCGGAACCATGATTCAATTCGGATTCTGTGATACTATTTATATCCCAAACACCACCATTGCTTGTAGTAATAGTTTCTATTGCCGATATATCCGATACACTTTGATCAAGATCTTGAACAGTAGTAATCGTATATATCAATGGGGATGATGAAATCTCAGTAGATTGAATTAATTTAAGAACTGCCCCAGTAGAATTTCCCGTTAAAGTATCGTCAGTTTCTAATACAGTAGATCCAGAAATATGTTGAATTTCATATTGAGTTGCTGTATTATATGTAGATGCAGCACCAACAGTGGATGTTCCTTGAAGAGTTGGATCTTTAACTATCATGATCCTTCTATAATCATTATTTGAAGGAAAATCTGCATTGATATTAAAGGATAATTCAGAAGCTATTGAAACGAAATATGAATTAAGTTCTGATTCTGCATCAGAACCATGTCCTCCAGTTGGAGAAATAATTGGTACTACTACAGCATTTTCACCATTTCCTGTTATAATAGCATTTGCAATTGTATATCCAGTTCCTGGATTCGTAACAGTAATTCCAGTGATAACTCCAGAAGATAATACTACAGTACCAGCAAATCCGGTTCCATCGCCATCTAACGCAATTGTTGCAGTAGTATAACCAGTCCCACCAGCTACAACTTTAACGTTATGCACACCACCATTAATTGCAGCAGAAGCTACTGTAGCATTTGTTTTAACTGGAATATAATCATAGGTCAAGTACTTCAATACTTCTGCTTGACTTAATGTATACATATATTTCCACAAATACCCATCGGCAGTCTGAACTATTGTATTACCAGTGCTAGTTGGCATTACTGTACTAGCAGCACCATTATTATTGTTGATGCATTTATATACATTATAATCAGAAGTTAATATATAATATTGTAATCCATTTAGATTTATGGTAGAATCATATTGAGTATATACTGTACCAGAAGTCCAGTTATATCTTAGAGTTGACTGGATGACATCTGAAGATTGAATTCTCTTAGCTGCCATTGATTCTTTCCAATATTTTGGCCAGCTAGAACTTGCATCGACTGGATTAGGTGCAGTTAAATCATCAGCCCATGCATACGGTCTACCAATCACCAAATAATAATTGCTAGAGTTTTGAAGATTATTAATGAATGATTCGGCATTTGTTAATCTGAATGCACTTGTTATTATAGCTGCCATTAGTATTTCCTAAGTTTGTTATATTGTTATTTATAATAGTTAAATTACCAAGGGAAGAAGAACAGCATAGAACCTTCACCTTCAACACCACCAACAACATTCATGTATATTTTAATAGTGGAATCTGGTATCATGATAGATCTATCTGCAATAGAAATTTCATTAGATAAGTCCGAAGCCGAATAGAATTCTTCTATTCTAAAGTTTCTGTTTTTAAAATTAATATCAACCATATAACCAGAAAATACATAAGATCCAAATGCAGCAGAACCATATGTAAGATCATCGGAAGATGAATCAATAGTTCCCCAATATCCAAAGTTTGGAGTACCTACATAGTTATAATTTGAATAACCACCATAAGTTGAATCTTGAGTATCAATAGTAAATTGATCATTAACTGTTATCGGTGGAATATTTGATTTAGTTTTATTTAGTGAAGCTAAATTATTATACCCTACACCACTTTTATTGACTTTAGAAGATATTGAATAATTATAATTGACACTTACATTTCCAGAATTTACTTTAACTGAACTTACTATTCTGTAATATTCATCCTTTCTAGCTGCCTTTACTGATCCATTAACTGGTATTACTGTATCTGAAAAGAATACTGTTCCAGCAGGATGAACCATACGTTTAAACAAATCTCTCCATAATACTATGGATTCAGCAGATTTAATTACATATGAAAATTGTTGATACTTAAAGTTATCCTGAAGAACTGTAGCGGAATTTGAAATTATGCCCCTATTATTTTTCCACTTGCCAATATAATCACTAACAGTTCCGAAGTTAATAGATAATATTGCCCCAGATCCACCAGCAGAAGTTATAGTATAATTAGCATCTTCATAACCAGATCCACGTTCTAGTAATTCAATTTGATATATTTTTCCAGATTCTTTGGCATTATATACATCAACAAATTCCTGACTAATATTTTCAGGTGGATTATGTGTAATCTGGAATACAAATTCACTGGGTAAATTCGAAACTTGATAATTACCAGTTTGAATTCCCGCCCTAAAATCCAAAAATACCCAATCACCTACAGATAATTTATGATACTCATTCTGTAAATCGATTGTAACTATATTACCAATTTTATTATATGTGGCATTTATTTTAATCTTAGATGGTGCAGAAACCCTAGTGATATATGCTTTTGCGCCACTTCCAGTTAAACTTGTAATATTTACTACATCACCCTCAGAATATCTTACTCCTGGATTTGTTATTGATATATTAACAATATCTTGATTAATAATATATGAAGATTCTTCTGGATCACCAATTCTGGATTTAACTATTTCATTTACTGTAAATGGTCCAGTTAAATTTCTGTTATTGATAGTAGCTAAATGTTTTAGTACTCCATCGGCATAGAATGATTCTACAGTTTCTATATAAGCAATAGCCCCAGAAGTTTGTCCTGTTACTATAGTTCCTGGGAGATTTTTAACATCCCCACTAACCAAAGTTAATGTAATTGTTTTTTGATTAAACCATTGCCCATCCGATGCTCTCAGAATATTTTCAGAAGGATATGAAACTTCAATATCCATGTCATACAATAATCTGAAGAATAATTTAAATGATTTTTCGGAACCCTTAGAAGAAAATAGATCATGCAAATGTTTTACAAATAATCTCTTGTCGGTCGCTACAGTGGCCAATGATTCCGAACTTAGTTCTTTGATAATATCATCAACAAATTGATCTAAGGTCTTATCTACATCTCTGAGATCAATAATCCCCTTAGCAGCCCCAGTTAAATTATTCTGGTTATGCATCCATTCGTAATATGCTTCCAAAAACAGAACAAACTGAGGATATGATTCCCTTATGTGTTCTGGTAATTGATTTGCAACATTAGCATATAGTGGTAATTTCATATTATGATTCGCTTACTGAAACTCTAGTACCAGAAATTACATTTTCATATTTTCCAAATAAAACATCATCTTGTATAATTAATTGATTCTTCGATGAAAAAATATCTCCAGTTAATAATGCATTAAATATTATTTGATCATTGGGTGAATTTGATGATATAATCCTAATAGGATTTATGCTTATAATTCCAGAGTTATAATTTATAGTTCCAGCATTATCAATTACTGTTAATCCATTTTCATCAATAACTGTAAGAATTCCTTGTGTACTTTTAAAGTCAGTTGGTTTATCTTTAACGAATACATTATAATTAACTTGATTTAATGATATTGTAATTAAATTGCTAGTGAATGAACTTGGTGTAATATTATTATTTAATGTAAAACTTATGCCCTGAGTAGATTGTGGTATAATTGTTTCTCTATGATTTACATATAGTTTTGCAGTTATTGAATTTATACTAGAATCGATTGCTTGGATGTCTTTAATAAAATTCGATACTGAAAATGTTTGATTGAATTTTCTGGTTATGCTAGAGAAGAAATTATCAATTCTAATCAATGCTAAATTCTTAATTGAGTTTGAGCTATTGTTTGTTTTTGTCGAATCAAATTTAATTGTTACATTTGAAGCGATATGTAAAAATGTTGGATCGACAAATTCAGGTGTCACAGTAGCCATTCCCGAATTTTTTAATAATTCTTTAATTATATTTTGTTTGGCAAAATCGGAAACGAATAATCCATCGTATGGTTTTAAACTAATGAATACCTTTCCGTATATCGGTGGATCATTATCTTCTCCACCCCAAGCATTAATTGCTTCAAGGTTTCCAAAGTTCTTTCGCAGGAATGCTACATAATCTGGAATTGTAACTGCCCTATTTTGAGTAGAATGCATTTGTGATGCATTCAGTCTAATAGATTCTGGAGTCTCTTTGGAAGAACCCCCAGAAGAACTATCCAATACTGTTATGATAGATCTATCTACAGATACTAATCCGATTGGATCTACTCCAATTAATTTTGATATTCCATTTGCAATAGAACCAGAACTAGATACATAATCAATTAGAATAATATTCCCAGTTTCCAATGATTGTCCAAGTACACCATCACCAAATTGAATTTCATATTTCCCTCTATAGTTTTCTTGTATATAATATACTAAAGAATCAGCGGCAACATCATATACGTTACTAGCTAGATCATAAGTTCTAACTACTTGACTTCCTATAGATTCTTGAACCCTAACCCTAATTGTGGTAATATCTACATTGTCATGTGGAATTTCAAATATTAAATTTGGATTTGCAACCTTATCAACTGTAAATGAATATCCAAGAATTACACCTTCTTTCAGAGTGACATTAGGATATGTAAATGAGTTATTCTGAATCTCCGCTGTGACTGGTTCTGTGACTATAAAATAATATGAATTTGTATTATTGGCATCTATACCTCTAAATCTAGTTCCCCTAGCCAATGTCATTGACGGAACTAATTCATCTGGTAATAGATTTGTTGCTACTATAGTGGTATGTATTTCTGAAGATATTGTAGATCTTGGTGTATATCCAAGTTCTTTTGCTCGTGAAACAATTGATCCACGCTTCACAGCAGAATCTAAAAATGCTTCATTTAACGCCATATTCAAATAGAAGTTATTATTATATGTATTGTATGCAAGTACATTTAATAGAACCTGCATATTAGATCCTTCAAAATCATAATCGGTAAATGCTTCTTGAGTACCAAGAAATTCCTTAAATGATTCCTTTAAATTGTCAAAATCTAATTCTGAAATATTTTTGACTGCCATCTGATTTCTCTCTTATCTAGTTCTTGCTAGAATTAAATTTACAATTGATGTTTTTGAAGTTGAATTAATTCTAAAATAAACTCCAATTGATATTGAAGTTCCTGTAGAATCTCTTGAGATTTCAATTCCTAATAGGGTTACTCTTGGTTCAAAATTCTTTAAAATGAATGCAATATTTTTTTCTATTGTTGCAGCAGAAGTTGGCAACCAATTTTCAAATAATTGATCTCGAATCCCAGATCCAAATTCGGGATGAAATGGTTTATCATAATGCTCTGACATCAATAGATTTTTAACAGAATTCTTGATAGCTTCCTCGTCGGAAATCTTCAGTAGATCCCTAGATACTGGATTTCTCTGAAGATTTAAATCTATATCTGTGTATTTAATATTTGCCATGTATATATTTATTAGCCTAGAGTCAAACTATTAAATATCTTTCCACCATATCTTGGTCCATCATTTATCAATGTCATCAATTGTTTATTGTTCTTTTGTGCATTGAAAGAAATATGTATCCAATTCTTTCCATCAGTTTTCGATTCAAGAATCAATTTATCGTATGTAGGTAATTGATTACTAAGGCTAATTGATCTTTCTAAAAACAATTGACTTCTATTTTTAATTCCAGGAGGAAACTTAGTAAATCCTACATCAGCAGCCCTTCCAAGTTCATGTTCGGAAAC